TTTATCACCAGTAGAAGAAACTGTAAACTGTTTCAAATCAAGATATTTGAAAAAATCATTTGGAGCATCTTTATATCTAACAAGTCTTTTTGATTTATTAGCATCCCATTCTTTTTCCGTATAAGTTTCGCCGGTTGTATATGAATGATATGAACCTATGTATTCAGACCAATCATCCAATAACATCCACTCTTTTCCCATAGTAAAAAGATTTTTTGTTATTTGATTGTCTGGATAAAATATCTTTTTTCTTACTGCCATAAAATTCTCATAACGTGCTACCATCCATTTTCAATCGAGCAGCAGTGCTCAATGTTGTTTCCCACATACCATTATCTATTTTATGATCTATTTTTGTAACAACAAAAACAAGTCCAGCTTTATTATATTTTTTTGGAACCAATGATGTTGATATTACATCTCCAAATCTAAATCCACTTATACCATCCACCGTAACGGTGAAATCAACAGGATAAAGTGCCTGATTTAACCAATGTGCGTCTTTTCCGGGAGCTCTTTTTAATTTTTTGTATTTAGTCAAATGACCTCTAAATGCCTCACACCATGATTGATTGAAACCCGTTTGTGTAAAATTTTCGGTCATTTTTTTCATAGCATTTAGAGTCTTTGAAACATCTGGACCCGTTGGTTGTGGTGCATCTGCCTGAACCTCTATATTCGCACCACCACCTTTTCGTGCCTTAACATAAGCGGCGGCTGCCATAGGTCCAGGTGGTTTTGATGATATACTCACCTGTTTAACTAACGGTTTGAATATATTTGCCTCAAAATGAAAAGGTGTGACTTTGCTCGTATGTGACGGTGACAAATTGGAATCTTCAATGGATAAAATTGCCTTTGCCAATCCGGGTTCAACTCTACCATCGAAATTTGACGGTGGTTCACATAAAACTGGAGTAAGTTGGTACATATCTCCAGATGCCATATTAACTCTTTTTAGTATTGTTTCAAAAAACTTTGTTATGTTTTTGTAAAAAGTATTAGTAGTGGTTTCCTTGATAAATTCAGAATAAGCTTGTTTTATGTAATCCACTCCCAATAGAATACCTGATATGTTTATGTCATCACCCTTTACGAAATTTTTAGCAACTTGTATGTATTGTGGTGTACAATTTCCATAATGACCCATTTGTGGACTTGGAAATATAACATCTATTGGAAATGCAGATTTTACATCTGTTAAATGTGTAGTTATATTTCCGTCAGACATTACTTTGAAAACCTTTGACATTGCAGGATTTCCACCTTTTTCATATGCAGCAATAACATCATTTGCAAATCCAACCAAACGACCAATGGATGTATACCAAAATGTTTTAACAGGAGCAGGACCAGTTGCTTCCGCTGGAGCAGATGCTGGTGCAGCATTTGGATCCGTTGTTGCAGCTGCCGGTGCAGCATTTGGATCTGCAGCCGGTGCATTCGGATCAACTATTACCGGACCACCGGCAGTAACCTCTTCTTCTGCACCAGATGACTCTTGAAAAGGCCACCCGATACCAACATAATCTAAAAGTTTATTTATTGTTTGGGATGTTCCCATATAATGAACATCACCCGCATTTGTTGCTTGCCAAATTGTTGCACCACCACCACCGGCGGCAGCGCCACCGTCTCCGGCTGCTACTGCAGTTTGAGGTGGAGCAAATACAACTGCATTTGGATCCGCTGGTGCAGTGTTAGTTGCACCGGCTGGTTGTGTTCCGGCTGCATTTGGATCCTGTGATTGATTTCCCAATCCCAAATCAGAATCTATAACTGATACCAAATTACTTGCGGCAATAGTGACTTGGGAAGGATCCTGTGCCTCTTTTGTTGAATCATCTTTTGGAGTAACTGATTGATCTCCGGATAAACCGATAGAAATTGTTGCAGCAGATACAATACTTACAGTTGCAGTCATAGATAGGTCTGCGTTAAAAGACCAATTAAAATTATTTACTAATCCTGTGAAAGTTTGTCTACATGAAGGTCCACCATAACTCCATCCCCAAGATAATGTAACCTCAGCTCCTGGAGTAAAAAATGCATCATCTATACCGGCCATATTAAACCCGTCTGATGCCATTTCTGGCCAATAAGTAAATGTAAAATTACCACGCAAAAGTGATCCCAATGTACCATCATTGGTTACTGATATTGATTGTAACAATGGAAATCTAGGTGCATTTCTAGAATTGTATAATTTTAGATTACCACTTCTATCGGAAATTACTCTGTCTCCTGGAAAACCCAATGTTATTCCTTTTGCTTTAACATGACCGTATGCAGTTTTACCATACGCCCATTCTATTGCACCAGATTTTTTACCAGCACGAACTCTTGCTCCAACATTTTGAGCTCTGGAGTTTAATTCAGAAATAACAGATTTGTTTACATTATGATAAAAAGGATTATCATAACCACTACCCCATACTGGCATAACAATTACCTCCAATCATTGTAAGAATCTATCAATGATACTATACCAGTATCTTCTTGATAATATGGTATTTTTAGAATTATTCCAGCAGGAACATTCAAACTACCTTTTCCCAAATTATTAACTTTTGCAATAACAAACCACAATGATTCATCACCGTAGTATTCTTTTGCAAGAATATCAAGTCTGTCTCCCTCTTGTGTTAAAATTTGAGTATCTTCAGCTTTAGCAAAATTTGGATAAAAAATAGTAGATAATCTTCTGACATATCGTAAATTGCCATCAGAATCTATTTTTCTAGCATTTTGGACAATATATGTCCCACCATATCTTTTTGCCATATTACCTCTTATCGAATAAAAACATTATCATTTACAATAAATATGTTATGAATTTTTTTATCTATCGTTTACCGTCTTTTCTTTTTAGCACGTTTAGGTGTAGCACCAACATTTGCAGTTCCACCATTAGTTGCAGTAGCATTTGGATTTCCTGATCCAGTTGGTGGTGTTTGCAATGGTTGTGATGCCCAAGATGCCCAATCAGCAGAAGTAGGCGGATTTGTTCCAGGTGCAGGAACATTTGGTTTAGTTTCTGTTGCCGGTGGAGCACCACCAACTACTCTAAATCCACCATCTGTTTTTGCAGGTGGGGTAAGTCCAACACCTTTCAATAAATTATTAGAACTTACATCTGGAGTTGTTGTACCCGTAGCTGCTGGCGTAGCACCTTGCATCATCAATGGTGTTGGTCTTTGTTGTTGTGGTGTTGCAGCCGGATTACTTGTTGGTGCAGCACTACCTTGACCAGTTCCAGTTGGTGAAGACGATGTTGAAGTTGCAGGCGGATTTGGATCCGTAGAAACATTTGCCTGTGTATCTTCTCTTAATTTTTCATCCGGAACTGGTATCTTATCTTCACTATTAGGTGAAGGTGAGTTATACAACTCTACATTTTCAGGATCGGATGCGGACTTACCATCTATAGCACGGAAATAGTTTACTCTCTTATCACTTTGTGGAATAAGACCGGTTTCAATATCAGCACCGGTATCATCATACAATGAGTACATAACACCATTGTATTCTGGACGATATACGCCTATCGGTGTAAATGACAAACCAACTTGAATATGTTTTGGTAATTGTAATGCACCAGGTGTAGACAATGGAACATTATCTGCAACAACATTCAACTTTTTATCTTCTGATAAGTGTGCAGTTTCCCATGTAGTTCCAGCATTATCAAATGTGTATGACAGACTACTTATGAATCCTGGCATTTTTCTATAAAGATGACCTATATTCAATCTTATTATTGGACCACGAATCAAACCACCCTTTGTATATTCGGGAGCAGTCCATGATGCTAAGTGATTCAATTTACGCCAAGATGCCTTCATTTCATCGCGCGATCCAATGTGAACTGTGAATCCAAAACTTATACTTCTTTCATATCCATCATAAACATACAATGGATCTCCTCTACCCATATACTTTATTGGATTCCACTTTGGACTATGATTATCAGTTATAGAATCAAATGTTGCTCTAAATGCAATAATTTCAGCTGGTCTGTTTACACCACCGGCTTGAATTTTTAATCCTGTAAAGTAAAATTCTATCAAGTCTTCTGTGCCAGGTATTGAATCATTATTGTATTTACCCTTTTCATATACCAAGTTTTTATTTATATTTTTAGTTACTTTTCTGTAATCCAATATGTTGATTCTATCACCTCTAAATTGACGACCATTTTTCAACTGTGGAGATGTTGCACCTGTTTTGGTACTCTTAGCATAAGTTACATTGCTAACAAAAGGCAAGTTTCTTTGACTACCAGGTTCACCTGCAGAACCAAAACCAAAGTATCTTTCCAAATTTAATGCATGATATTTTGCAAAACTTGGATCAGACATAATATATTCTTTTTTAGCAGCTTCATTATTTTGAACAGTTGATGTTGTTCCATCTGCATTTGTAACGGTTCTAGTTTGACCCTGGTCTTGTGCATACAAATCAAATCTAAAATCATTGAATTTTCTAGATCTATTTGGATCACCACTTGTAGCTTTTCTTAAATTACTATATGTTGCACTCAAATACTTTTTCAAAGGATCAGTTTCATTTGGACTTGATGTACTTATTGTCTCTGTATCTGCTTCGTTTGCAACACCAGCATTTATGAAATCAGTTCTTCTAACTCTATCTGCAATAGTTTTTCTTTTTGGATCATATGGATCCAATTGTTTTATTTTCTGTAAAGTTGTATCTTGTAGATTTATCTTACTTGGCAATGTTGAAGATCTAGTTGTATTTATTTCAAATGGTGCATCATCTAAAATTTCAGAAAGTTTCCTTAATGATCCAAAAATTTTCTTATCCGAAGAAACATAATCATTTATTATTTCATTTGAATAATAATTTGGTTTATCGCCTTCAGCATTTAATGTACTATAATACTGATTTCTCCTTGATGTTATAGGGTATCTTGGATTTTTTTCAGATGTTATACTCCAAGGTGGTGCATCATATGTTGATGTTTGAACCGCATTTGATGGACCACCATCAGGAGCAGTTTGACCGGTGTTTCCTGAATCTGGTGGATTTGATCCAAATGTTAAATTTGATTCTGGTAAAACAGGAGATGTTGAATAAAATGTTAAATGTGGATGTCTTGATTTTCTAATTGTAGTTGGACCAAGACCCAAAGGAGAATGAACTCCACCATTTTGAGTAGACAGACGATTGATTACAACATTTTGAGATATTGTAGGTGATGATCCAGATATTGGTTTGAAAGATTCCGGTAACATTTCTTTCATCAAACCAATCAAACGGTTGTAATTCGTTTGATCTCCAGAAGAACTTGGTGTTGTTAATGTTCTCCAAAAATCAGAAGTTGCATCAGGAAATGCACTATACTCTCTTTTTATAGTTGTACTTTCATATCTGTTCAATGATGTTTCATCGGAACCACCAGTTAAACTATGTCTTGATATTCTAACACCATTTGATGCACCTCTTATATTTTCTATTATTGATCCAGGATTGTATATCTGTGTTGTTGAATTTATTACAGAATCTCCATTTCCAGATAAAGAATCCACATCCGCATCAACTGCTGGATTCATTAGTTGTAATTGCTTTTGTTTTTCTGTAAAGGTTGTTCCTTTTGTTGATCTCAAGAATTTCTCTATTCTATCTATATCTCGGTCTATCCTTTCTTGTAAAGTTGATGATCCACCCCTAACAGTTCCGTCATCAACCACAGATCTCATAGACCATCTCTGACCAATATCTCTTGTTTCGTATGGTTGTAATTCTCTATCTAAATTATATGAATTATTTTGTAAATTGTACTTATCATATTGTTTATCCAATTCCGAAGAAAACATCCCTTTGGTTGCCCAAGTTGTCAAGTAACCAACACTATTTGTAACATTTTTCATGTTTCTTTCGTATGGATTACCATAATTACTCGGTCTTGCCTTTACTTTTGAATCTGGCACTTGATTTGATAATGACGATAATAAACCACCAGTTCCAGATTGTTTTTTACCAAAACTATTTGGTGCAAACTTTTCTCTATCGTTTACTATTATACCACCAGCACCTCTTGCGGATTCTATACTAACTCTATCACCGGAAACAGCATTGTATTTTAACTCTGGCTTTATTATTGGATATAAAGTTTCTGCAATAGAGTTCATTTTTGGCATGAATCCCCTTCTCTCACCTGCAAGTATTCCAAAATAATTTGTTATTGGTATACCGGTTATAGTGGATTTATTTTGACCAGTTTCGGTAGATAACGCCGAATAATTTGGTGACAGGTTGGTGTTTGATTTATCAGCAAAAAATGGAACGAACCCCTTATCTCCACCTGGAACTTGATTTGGTGAACTTATTGCTATCCCAAAATACTTAACACCCGGTGCATCAGATTTTGCACCCTTCCATGATAAACTTCCATATTCAGATACAAAATCACTTGTTAATGTTTGTGGTAAAGCAGTAAATCCTTTCGATGCATCATTTGGGATGAAATCAACTCCAGGTGCCTCAGACCTACCACCTTTCCATGTAAATATACTACTATCACTAGTATACTTTGTTTCTAATGATGGAGCAAATGAATTAAATCCAGTAGTGTTATCATTTGGAAAATAATCAACAACAGATGCAACAGATCGTGCACCCTTCCATGTAAATGACGAAACATCGGAAACATATTGTGTTTCGAGTGGTCTGGCAAATGTTGTGAACCCAACACTTTGATCATTAGTTAGATAATTTGTAGCAGGAGCATTGGAAGATGCACCTTTGAATGTAAATTCACTAATATCTGTTTGGTATTCACTTACAAGTTTCTGTGCCTTTAATGTGAATCCTTTATTAAAACTATCTGGAAAAAAGTTTACTTCTTTTGGAACGCTACCTGCAAATGTTAATTTTGAAGAATCTTTTACATATTCACTTTCCAAAGATCTAGGAAATTTTGTAAATCCTGGAGAATTTGTATTTCCAAAGAAGTTTGTTGTTTTTGCATCATTCTTTGATCCGTTAAAATCAAATTCAGATGAATCTTTTACATACTTTGAATCTAATTTTTGCACCAATCTTGTAAAACCACCTTTACTGAATTTTGATGTTTTATCAAAATAGTTTTGTTCCGGAGCAGTATTTGGTGTTCCCTTCCAATCAAAATTCGATGATTCTTTTTTATATTTACTATTGAGTAATTGAACCAATCTCTCAAAACCAGCACTACTGTATTTGGATTGTAAATCAAAATAATTTATTTGTGGAGCGGAATTTCTAGATCCATCCCAATCAAAATCAGAAGATTCATTTTTATATTTTGTACTCAATTTTTCCGCAAATAAATTAAATCCTGCGGTTGTATATCTTCTGTCTCTATCAAAGTAATTTACATTAACTGCATTTGTTCTCAACCCATCCCAATCTAAATCAGAAGAATCTTTTTTATACTTACTTTCAAGTTTAGTTGAAAATGTATGAAAACCAGTTGAACTATATTTTGATTCTAAATCGAAATAATTTACAGCAGGTGCATTTACTCTTGATCCATCCCAATCAAAATCAGAAGAATCTTTTATGTATTTGCTTTCCAATTTTGGTATGAAAGTAGTGAATCCTGCAGTTGTTACTTTATTAGTCAAATCCAAATAATTAACCTGTGGTGCATCTGACCTAAAACCATCCCAATCAAAATCAGAAGAATCTTTTATGTATTTGCTTATTTGGAATTGCGTAAATGTATTGAATCCTTCCGTTGATACTTTCGATGTTAAATCCAAATAATTTACAGCGGGAGCATTACTTCTCTTACCATCCCAATCGTAAATTGAAGAATCTGGAATATATTTTGATTCACCTTGAACTGCAAAACTATGGAAACCAGCATTAGAATGAGCGGAAGTCAAGTCAAAATAGTTTATCGTTGGTGCACTTTGTTTATCACCATCCCAATCGTAAATTGAAGAATCGGGAACATATTTCGATTCACCTTGAGCGGCAAATGTTGTAAACCCAGCATTAGTATGAGTGGATGTTAAATCAAAATAATTTACAGCCGGTGCAGTATCTTTTGCACCATCCCAATCGTATACTGATGAATCTGGAATATATTTTGAATCGCCTTGAGCGGCAAATGTTGTAAATCCTGCATTGGAATTTGCAGATGACAAATCAAAATAATTTACAGCAGGAGCTGCGTCTTTTGTTCCATCCCAATCATATACAGATGAATCTGGAATATATTTTGAATCGTATAATTGTCCAAATGTACTAAAACCAACATTAGTGTGTTGTGATTCTAAATCAAAATAATTTACAGCAGGAGCCGCTTGAGCAGTACCATCCCAGTCGTATAATGATGCATCTGGAATATATTTTGAATCACCTTGACCAGCAAATGTATGGAAACCCAAATTACTACTCAACCCCTCTATATCAAAATAATTCACAGCAGGTGCGGTTTGTTTTGATCCAATCCATGTCAATTCGGAAGAATCTGGAATATATTTTGAATCGAACAGTTGTGATAAACGACTAAAACCAAGTGTTGTGTATCTATTTGTTATATCAAAAAAGTTTGTTTCTGGAGAAGTTGTTCCATTTCCATCCCAATCATATTGAGAAGATTCTATCACATATTTTGAATCGTATAGTTGTGATAGTTTACTAAAACCTGATATTGTATTTTGTTTTTTTATATCAAGAAAATCTGTTTCCGGAGCACCATCTCTTTTACCATACCAAGCAAATATAGAACTATCTGGTTTATATTTAGTTTCACCTTGAGCAGTAAATGTTGTAAATCCAGATGTAGTATATCTTCCATTTTGATCAAAATAATCAGTTTGTGGTATAGTTGAAAATGAAAAAGTCGAACTGTTTGGTATGTAATCTGTTATATTTTTTCTTGCAAATGTTCGGAATCCTATTCCAAAATCATCATCCATAAAATTAACAGACGGAGCCGCACCACCCTTGCCATTCCATGTATATGCAGAATTTGATAATAATTTTGAATCACCAATTTGTTGATTTGCAGTAAATCCAATTCCATTTATATTTTGAAAAAAGTTTACTTCCTGTTTTCCAATCATAGATAGGCGTGATTCATTTACGTTTTCATGTCTTCCAGATGGATCTGTAAATTCAACATCATCTAAATTGTAAATACTATTGTCTTCTAATTGTCTTGATTGTAAGTCATATCTAACTGCAGATACAATTTGTGATGGAGACATTTCCATTAAGTTAGAAATTTGAACATATCTAACTGGCTCATCATCTATATTAAAAATGCTAGTATCTTCTAACATTTGTGATGCCAAATCGACTCTGAATACTTTTGTGTCCGGAATAGTTATTAAACCACTCTCTGGCAAATCGGTAATTATTTCTGGAGATTCCGATGTTCTATCAAAAGATAATTCTCGTCTTTCTAATGCAATATCCGGATTAACAACATTATTCAATGGTGATAACAAATCCTTATTTATTACAACCGATTGTGGTTCTAAATCAGCAAATAAAGGTGGTCTTATTATTGTTATATTTGGATTCTCTATGTTGTCAGTTGCATCATCTTGATTTACAATTATAGTTGGGGATTGAGCTGATCTCTCAAAAGTTTGATCCGGTCTTATTATATCAATATCTGGATTTTGAACATTATCACTCACATCGTTTGGATTGACTATTATTGATGGTGATTGTTCAGTTCTGTCAAATGAAAGTTCACTCCGAACTATATCTATATTAGGGTTTTGTATATTATCGCTGGCATCATTTGGTGTAACATTTATAGTAGGTGATTGTGATGTTCTATCAAACGATAATGGTTTTGATAATATATCAACATTTGGATTTTCTATGTTATCACTGGCATCATTTGGATTTATATTCACATCAGGAGATTGTGTACTTCTATCACTTGACAAAACAGACGGTACTATCTCTATTTTTGGATCAGTTATATTGTTAGTCAATTCAGCAGAATTTATTTGTATTTCTGGTGAATACGCTTCAAGTCCAGATGTTAATGGTGTCTGTTCTAAATTTGTATTTGAAGTTAAATTGTTCGTTCCGGCATTTACTTTTTGAATTTGAATTTCAGAACTATTCAATCTGCTCTGAATTTGTTCATTTCTAATTTGACCAAATTGTGATATTATTTTTTCTAACGGAACATCACCAATACCACTATTTCCAAAATCAGCATTGATTTCGGATAGATTTGAAACAGAATTTACCAATCCTTCTTGAAATACTTTTTTTACTATATCATCTTTTTTTGTTCTTGATAAGTTAGTTTCAATAGGTTTTGTTTTGAATTGTTTTATTTCATCTAATTTTGTTGTACTCAAATATCTCTGTATTGGAACCGGTTTTGGTTTTCTTATATCATCTCTTTTTGTTGTTCCCAATAATTTAGTAACATCCGTTTCTTCCGGACGATTAGGTGATGGTACTATTGGTGCAAAGATTTGAGTAATAGGTTGGAACGTAGCAAAATTCTTGGCATTCGTTGCTTTAGATGCCTCTGGTGAACTTTTATCTTCCTTTGAAAAATCAGAACGAAATTTCGATAAATCCGAAGTTATATCTATCAATGACATTATTCTTCCCAAATGTTTACTATAAATATAACCATTGATAGATTATCATATGCGTCTTCCATAAGTGTTGTCTATTGCAACATTGTAAGATTTTCTTAAATCTATTGTTGATTGTATTTCTTCTACTGTTTTTTCTCCAATCTTTATTATAGTTGGTTGTGAAGTTATAGAAGATAATACGGCTATCAATTTATCTAATTTTTCAACAACTGCAGCATTTGAATCACCACGAGATGTGGATGCACTCTTTGTTGATGTTCCTGCTTCCATTTCTTTTTGAGCGGCAAGTGATTTGACTTTCTCCACACTTTCGGGACCAGCAGGTGTTGTTGCTCTGGATTGAACTACTCCTGGACCACTTGACATTTGAGGAGACGAGGAAATACCAAGAACACTTGCAATACCAGACATAGCACCACCAATAGTTGATGAAACTGATTTAGCAGGAGAAGTTGTATTACCAACAGTATTACCAATTATCGAAGAAAGTTTATCTAACCCAGCAGCGGATTGTTTTTCTATCATTATTCCTATTTTCGTATCAATGGATTTTAATACTGCCAACTCTGGAGTTTCTCCTGTTGATTTTTCATTACCAGCGGCAGATAATGCACTTCCAATTTGTTTTGTAGAAGATGCACTAGCAACTACTGAACCTTGTGGTAACGAAACAACCTCAGGTCCCTTTTCACCTACAAGAGTTGCACCACCTTTTGATATTGTTCCACCGGTTGCAGCTGCACCAATTTTTTTCTCACTACCTTCTTTTTTACCTTCTTCTTGTTTTTCTTTTGACATATCTTGAACAACTTGTTTGGATTGTCCTGCAGATTTATTTGCCTCTTGTTTTTCTTCACCACCCATTCCTAACAAATCCAAAGCCCACCCTGGAAGCATATCTTTTACTGCGTTCTTAATTTTACTACCGATTGATTCAAATAATCCAACAAATTTTTTGAAAATATCTTGAACGAGAGTTACAGGTGCCATTAAAAAATCAAGAATTGCTTTTCCTATTGTTTCTAAACCACCTTTGAAATCACCAGTGAATATCTGAACTATACCACCAATCAATCCTTTCACCAAATCAAATGGACGCATCAAATACTTTATTATTGATGCACCAATATCCCATATAAAACTACCAATGGTTTTGAATATGTCTTTTACAAAATCAAAAAATACACCAACACTTTTTGTTAAATTTGTTCCAAATATAGAATCTATCACACTGCTTATTGCAGTTAAAATTATTTTTGGTAATCCGAGAAGTGTTCCAAACAAAAATTCTCCAATAGCAGATCCAATATCTTTCATGCCACCAACAAAATCTCCTGTAAACATTTTTATTATTGCCTTTGCAACATCCCATAATAATGTGAACGGTTTTACCACAAATTCAAATATAGGTTGTGCTATATTTGAAAAAACATTCATAAAAGTATTTTGTATAGAGTCAAAAAATTTAGTAACACCTTCTGTCAGATTTGTTCCAAATATACCATCTATTATACCGGTTATCGTAGTCCAAACTAATTTTGGCAACCCGTATATTTCATTAAACAAAAATTTACCAATCGCTGATCCGATTTGTTTTAGTCCCCCAACAAAATCTCCTGTAAACATTTTGATTATACCCTGACCTATATCCCATAATGATTTGAAAGGCGTTATTATCAAATCCATCAATACTGTACCTGCACCTGAAAACAATCCAGTGAATCCTTGAAACATTTTTTTAATAGAATCAAAAAATCCAGTAACACCTTCTGTCAGATTTGTTCCAAATATGCCATCTATTACACCAGTTATTGCCTCCAATATCATTTTTGGCATACCAAAGAAATACTTAAATATCCAAGTACCAACATCTTCTAGTGCTCCAGTAACATCACCCGTAAAAAGTTTTACGATAGCGCTTATTACCAGAGTAACCATTTCCAAAGGTTTAATTATTAAACCGGCTATCAATTTACCGATAGGAGCTATTATTTTTCCTAAAATTTCAAATCCCTTTCCTATTATTTCTGTGAAACCAGCAGTTTCTTTTGCACCTTTATTTGCTCCAAATAGGGGTTCAAATGCCTTCTTTACTTGTTCATACAAACCTTGAAAGGTTTTGAATATACCTTGAAACGATTCCCAAAGTGGAGTGACTATTGCCTTCCATAACATTTTTGTTGGTGTTATCAAAAATTCTATTATACCCTTACCAATGTTAGAAACAACACTAAAAATTGTATCAAGAACACCACTTATAGTTTGAAAAATAGTTGCAATCCCACCCGCACCTTCTGCACCACTTCCAAATACTGAAAATATCTCTTTTAATGCATCAAATATAGGTCCCAACAAACTGAAAAACAATCTCATTGGAAATGTCATTACTTTATAGATTATACCACCAATGGCAAACAGTGATTCCATTATTGGTTTCAATATGTCCATTATTCCATCAAAAATACTAAAAAGTGATCCAGCAGCATCGCCACCTTCAAACATTGCATGAACCATATCAACTAGAGGTGTTATCAGTTTTTCTGCAGATTGTTGTATTTTTTTCATAACATCTGCTAATTTATCCGCAAATGTTGCAGAATCTTTATCGGCTGCAAGTGCTTCCAATTTATCAGCAGCAGCCGCTTTGCCACTTTTTCTCATTTTTTCTGCTTCTTCTCTCAATCCCTTCGCATTTTGTAAGTGTTTTTGTTCAAGCATTTCTGAACTCAATCCTACATCTTTTAACTCTTGTGCCTTTGATAACATTGATGTCATTTCTTCAACAGACATACCCATAGCATCCGCCATTGCTTTCTGTTGAATACGATTCATTTCAGTAAATTCTGATAATGATCCAGCTTCTTCTAACAATGTATCTTGTAATTTACCAATTTCACCACTTAAAGCATATTCTCTTGCCTTATCCAAGTTTAAGTTTTTACCAGTTAGAACTCTTGCTTCCATTTCTTTTGCAAGTGAAGATTCTATGTCTAATAATCCATCACCGATTTCTTGAACTCTTCTCAAGTCTGTGCCCAATAATTTTGCCTTTTGTGATGCCTTAATAAGTGAATCGGTTCCACCCTTGAAAGCAACCGCAACTTCTTTTGGAACAGATGCAAGTGTTTTCATTGCTGCCTTATCAGTCATAAGACCTTTTCCCATCTTAACAGTATCATTCGTTAATTGTCCGATTGATTTGCCTGTGATAGTAGATAACGTTCTCATATTATCAATTTCATCTGCACTCAAACCAAATTTCTCACCAAGTATTGCGGTGTCTTTTACAAGTCGTTTCATCTTTTCACTAGCTTCACCTGTTCCTTTTGATATAGAAGCAACATCCAAACCACCCATTGATTCACTAACTTGTGCCATAGATTTTGCAAGTTCACCGGCATTCAATCCTGTTATCTTCATTTCAGAAGACATTTTCTTTGCAGTATCAAGTGTTTCTCTTGCTTCTTTTTTGTTTCCACCCAAAGACTTCTGAACTTCGGAAACTTCCTTATCTACACCAGCAAATGCTGCAATTATCAAACCAACAGCAGCAAGAATACCAAATATAACAACTTGTGGACCGGCTAAAAGTGCCATACCAAATTGTTTTGCAGCCAATCCCATTGCCTTAAATCCAGCAACTCCACCTTGTTGAAATCCAGTGGTAACATTCATTAAACTGTTTCCAAGATTCTTTGTTATATTGTCTTTCATTTTATCAAAACCAAGTGTTTTTAATAAAACGCCACCCCCTGGAATCTTTTTAACAGCACCTTCTACCCCATCAAACATTCGATTCATTCCACTCTGATCGATTACATCTTTCATTTCTTTCTGTCTATCTAGTATTTCCTTTTGTTTTGCGGAATCCTTTTCATTTAGAATGTTTGCCTCTGTTTTAGCAGCAACTATTGCTTCCAATCCCTCTTTTTGTTTTGTGTAGAAATTAACAGCAGATTGATCACCCTTTGCTTTTGCACTCGCTATATCAAGTTCGATATTTGCAATACCAAGAAGTTCTCTATCCATTGATAATTTTTTGAAACTACCCTTTGCAGCTTCTTCTGAAGCAGTTGCCATGTCTTGTTGAACTTCTGACATGAGTGCACTAGTTTCAAAATTTCTTCTCATTAGTTTTATCAACTCTTGTTGATCTGCAACATTAGCGCTCTGTGCATCTTGTAGTAATTGTGATCTAGATTCTAATGTCTGATTGATATACTCATCAAGTTTTCTTTGAGAACCAGTTTGATTTATTGCATTCTTTGCAGATTCACTAATTGATTCCCTATTTTTCTTAATGTCTATTTCATAACGGTTTATATCTTTTTGTATGGCAAGAATTGTATCCTGTTGAATTTTTATCTTTTCCGATTCTTTTCCAAGTTCTTCACTATTTTTGAGAATGTCTTTTGTCATATCAACAGTATCTTTTTGTAAATCAAATATACTTTGACTTATCTCCTGTCTCTTTTCGTCTGAATCGAATACTTTACCATTGATGTCTACTATCTCTTTGGATATTCCCCTTTTTTCTTTTTCTAAATCTAATAGTTTGAATTGAATGTTGGCGGCCTCTTTCAAATTGACAACATCTTCCGATGAAAGAGTTTTTAACTTTTCACGTAACGCTATCAATTCTTTTGTAATTTCTGCCTCAGCTTTTCGTAAATTACTAATATCTTCGGCAGTTTTTTTATCTAACTCTTCGGCCATATATCTACATTAAAAATAAAAAAATAGTTCGTATACATAAATATACGAACTATGATTATTTTGGATTAAAAAATGGTCTATTGATTGTATTCGTGTTAGACCTATTTTCTTGTTGTGACATTGAATTTGTTTTTTCGTTAAATTTTATTATCTCTTTCAGATAGAATCTCCGGAGATGTATTGGCAAAGAATATACTTCATCCCATGTAAAACCACCTTGACCATGATAACATAAGTTAAAAATTTCTTCATGTAAATTTAACTTATACTCAATTCCCAGGCCAAAAAAACGATACCCCCATGGGTATTTCCAACTCCTTTACCTCACCGGTAGCATCTGAAATAAATGTGTATGTCATATCCAAATCAGGAGACATTGACTTAATATATTGTCTTAATGCTCTCGAATCTGCAGCAAATAATTCATTATCAACAAAATTATTTATAGCAGCACGACCGCTTTCACCATCAACTGCAATAATAATATGTTTGAGTCTTGTTGTTAGTTCTTTGTCAATTCCAGTTCTAACCAATGTTTTATTCATAGATTTTATTTCAGATTGAATTTCTTTTTCAGTTCTATGCGTCATAAGACGAAATGTTACGACTCTTTTTGAATTTGGAAGTTCAAAATCAAATTCATTTTTGCCGTTCTCAAATAAGCTATAATCGACCTCCTTGTGCTCAATTTGAGTTAAATCTATTGTTACTTTTTGTTTTGTTCCAGTAGAAAAAGGATCTTCTATTTCAACCTCATAATCTTTTCCATAACCTAAAATTCTGGCAGCAACCATAATTGCATTTTTATCACCAACATACAAATCGTTATAGTCTATTGGTGTAACAATCAAAGACTCAAACAATTTATCCAATACAACACCTTGTTTAATTAAATTTTGTGATGTCAAAATATCTTCTTCTTTCGCAGTCATATATTTCATTTCAATAACACCACTGCTCAGAGCACTGCTTTCGTGATATATCAACCCTCTTGATGGCAATGGAACTATCTCTGTTGGAAATTTAGACTTTTTAACTTCTGTTTGTTTGTGTTCCGATAATAATTGGGCTTTTATATCTGCATCAGAAACGGTTTCTTCGTTTTGCAAATCATAGCCGGTTGGAATTTTTGTCATAACATAATCCTATAACATTAAAAAATAAAACATTTTCGTACATATAAATATGTATCAGTTTGAAATATACCAATCAATAGTTGATTTTAGTCCGTCTTCAAACTTTATCAGGGGTTTCCATCCTAATTCTTCTTTCGCCTTTGATGAATCTATTGCATATCTTCTATCATGTCCTAATCTGTCTTTTACATAGTTTATTGTAGAATTTTTTACATCCATGAGAGAAATTATTTTTCTTACTAATTTGCCGTTAGACCATTCATTATCTGATCCAACATTGTAAACTTCACCATTTCTACCTTTTTCATATGCAAGCCAAACAGCTCTACAATGATCATTTACATGAATCCAATCTCGCACATTGAGTCCATCGCCATATATTGGTAATTTTTCACCATTCATTGCTTTGGTTATTATCAACGGTATCAATTTTTCCGTATGTTGTCTTGGACCATAATTGTTTGAACAACGGGTTATTACAGCAGGAACACCATAAGTGTGATAGTATGAACGAACAAAACAATCAGCAGAAGCTTTTGCTGCTGAGTATGGTGAATTTGGTTGTAATTGCGTAATCTCTGTGAATTTATCATTGGAATCTAATTCGAGACTACCATATACTTCATCCGTAGATACTTGTAAAAACCGTTTTAAGTTTAATTCTTTTGCAACATTCAATAGTGAAACAGTTCCGATAACATTAGTATCTAAAAAAGGTTTACTGTTATTTATTGAATTATCAACATGAGATTCTGCAGCAAAATTTATTATACCCTCTACATTGTAAACTTTACAAATAGATTTTACAATATATGTATCACGAATATCTTCTTGAACAAATATATGTCTGTCATCTTGTTCAATAAACTTTTCAACATTTTTTTTATTACCAGCATAGGTAAGCAAATCTAAATTCACTATTCTAATATCAGAATCAAAATCATCTAACATCATGTGAATAAAATTACTACCGATAAAACCACAACCCCCGGTAACGAGGATTGTTCTTTTTTGATGTGACATAACAAAAATAAAACCCTACATTCATTAACATTTCTGCTAATAAATATAGGGATTTTTTTCAAAAATTGAAAATTACTATAAATTTCCAATAAAAATTAGTATTGAAGGATAGCATAATCATATGCGAGTGTAAGAGAAATCTCTACAAACGCATCGTTTGCCCAATCCATATCACCGAATGTTGTTGCAGTGATGAATGCTCCTTTTAGTGTCCATTCTTCAACTTTATCACCAACAGGACCAAGAACATGCAATGTTATATCTTTCTTGTAGAAGTCAGAATAACCGTCACGACCAGTTACAGATTCGTGTGAAAGACGGACCCATTCCATAACTGCCTGAGCAGCAGAAGGAACGATTGGATCATAGAGTTTAATTGAAACATCTTGCCATTCACCTTTACCTTTAACTTTACGTTTGATGTTAATGTGGTCTAATGTAATCGGGTTAAAGCTGATATTTGGACGACCTGCACCTTTTACCAAATATGCGGGAACGCCTTCAATATACATAATAAATCGGTTTTGTAATTTCGGCTCAAACGGGGTAAAAAATACTTCCGTGGGATCAAGTAATTCAGCCATTTATATCTCCAAATTAAAATTATTCTTTTACATAAATATAAAACTTTGAAAAAATCATGGGGAGAGTATTTCATCTCCCCAATTAAATCAATTAAGCACCGGGAAACGCCGCACCAGTAGACTGAATGTTGAAATCAAGTATGATAAATTCAGCTGTTTTTGCAGGTTGTAGATACAACTGTCCGTAAAGAATGTTACGGTCAATAATATCCGGTGTATTATTACTTTCATCCATGATAACACGGAACGCATACAAACCTTGACGTTGTTGAATTGATTCAAGATATGGATTCACAATGTTCAAGAAACGAGTTCTTGTTTGTGATGTGTTTTGTTCAAACACGAGGTATCTTGTAGAAGAAGCAATAAACTTCTTAGCAGCAATCAACAGACGGCGAACATTGATACGGTCAAGAGCAGAAGGACGACCTTGAAGTGTTTTTTGACCCCATACACATACTCCAGTTGATGGGAATACTGCAATAGGATTAACACGTGCTTCATAAAGTTGGTCTCTTTCGGCTTGTGTCAAACGAGTTTTAACTTCAACAACTTCTGTCAAACCACCACGATTCAAACCAGCAGGAGCGAACCATTCAGCAGACACACGGTCATTAAATGCAATAACACCAGGAAGAACAACGGATGGTGGAACCCAAACAGGTTTATTTCTATCAAAATCAAGAATTTTAACCCAAGGATAATATGTTCCAGCATAGTTTGTGTCTAAACCTTCTGTTGTAGATACTGCACTTGCAATGTTATCGTTTATTCCGGTTGAATCCATCACATAGAATGCATCACCACGATTCTCACACATATCAACAGCATATGTTGTTATTGGTGAGTGTAATGAATGTAAAACACCAGGAGTTGAAAGTAAGTTAATATCAAATTCATCTGCGTTTGAAATAGCATCTATTGCCTTTTTGTAAGCAACATAACCATCGGCTGCAGTTGTTGATATATCAAATCCTTGTGTGTTTCCTGCCTCTATATGTATACCTGTTTTCTTTTGAAGATTTGGTTTATGACCATCAAATCCGCCTTGGAATGGCAACATAAATTTACGACTATCAAGTGCTGTATTGGTTGATAAATCTATCGAGGAACTATATGATGTTGCACTTGATGGGAAATTAGCAGAAGCATCTTGTTCGTAATCACCCAAATAGAAATCTATGTTTGATCCAACTGTTTGATTTGCAGGAATCGGCAATGGTCTTAAATAATTAAAGTTATCTGTATTTGCGAAGTCATAATCAAATCCCCAGTAAACTCTACGATTGTAAGCACCACCAACTGTTTGTGATTGAACATATGAAGCTGCAGGTGGTTGAGTGAAAGCATCTGGTATAGGTGTTATTAAAGCACGGAATCCAAAAGGAACAAGTGTAGGTGAAACTGCACCATTTGCAACAGCATCACTAACTTCAACACGAATATATTTTGATTTATTAGAATAATCACCATTAACAACTACTTTTCCTTCGTCTGTTATCGTAATATATCTATCACCAACTACTCTTGCAATGTATTTAGGTGAATTTGGATCAAGATTGGCCTTG